GTCGGCAATTTCTGGCCTGCCAGCACGGTCGCTACACAGATCGTTCTGTGGTATACCCGCGATCCGTGGCTCACCTACGAGATTCAAGCCAACGGCTCCCTCGCGCTCGGCAACCTGGGCAACCAGGCGTCGATCACGACGAACGGCTCCGCCAACGGCAGTACTGGAAACGGCATTTCGACGGTTGGACTCGACGTTACCACGGGCAGTTCCCGCACCGGTACGAGCACCAACCAGCTTCGAGTGGTCGGTTTCTCCCAGCGTATTGAAAACACGCCGGGAGATGCGTTCACTGCGGTGCAAGTGCAGATCTCAATGCACCAGGACGTAGCGAACCAAGTTGCCTACGGCGCGCCGTAATCCGGCGTTGGCTTAGGGAGATTCATCATGGGTATGCCGATGCGGAGTACCGACTTCCGCTCTATCGTTGAGCCTATACTCAACGAGACATTCGACGGTATTTACGATCAGCGTTCGGACGAATGGAAGATGGTCTTCCGTGAGTTCAAAGGAACGCCCCGGAACTACCACGAGGAGCCGGTCCTCTTCGGAATGGGAGCAGCGCCAGCGCTGCCGGATGGTACGCCCGTTACGTACCAGTCAGGCGGAGTGCTCTTCATACAGCGCTACGTCTATCAGGTCTTCGGTCTTGCCTTTGCACTTACCAAAGTGCTTGTCGACGACGGAGATCATATCAAGATCGGGCAGATCTACGCCGAACATCTCGGTCAGTCGATGATCGAGACGAAGGAAACGCTCTGCGCCAATATCTTGAATACCGCCTTTACCGCCGGATTCAACGGCGGCGACGGCGTTCCCCTCATCGCGACCAACCACCCGCTGGCTCCGCCGGCCGGTGTTTTCTCGAACCAGCTCACCACGGCGGCTGCACTCTCGCAGACCTCGTTGGAGCAGATGCTCATCCAGATCCGTAACGCCGTCGATAACAACGGCAAGCGTATCCGGCTGAACCCGCAGCAGATCGTGACGGGTCCGAGCAACGTGTTCCAAGCCGAAGTCCTCCTGAAGAGCGTACTCCGCGCCGGTACCGCAAACAACGACATCAATCCAATCAAGTCGATGGGGTTGCTGTCGAAGGGGCAGGCGAATATCACCCGTATCACGTCCACGACTTCCTGGTTCGTCCAGACCGACGTGAAGCAGGGATTGAAGCTTGCCATGCGCACTGCTCTGGAGAAGAGCATGGAAGGCGATTTCGAGACGGACTCCATGCGTTACAAGAGCACGGAGCGTTATATCCCGTCCTGGACCGACTACCGGGATATGTACGGGACTCCGGGCATGTAAGGGTTTGGGACGACGACCCCTAACGAGTTGTTGACCTGTTCCGTGCGGTTTTCAGGTTGACTTCCGGGGCCGTCGTCCCTCCCAGCAGGAGAAACTCATGCAATACGACGATAATTTGATGATGGGCCCGGTAGTCGCGGGTGGTCCGTTTGCTCCAGCGGGGCTCGCGGCTGCGAACGATAACCAGGGCTCAAGTCCTCAGACCCGGGGTATCGGTCCCCTGGCGAGAGAGTTCGTTTACGACATCGTGCCGTTGGCACTGGGTCTGGCGAATATCGCCATACTACAGACCTTGGCCGGTGCCGGAAATATGGCTCTGGCGGCAGCTACCGGCACGACTGCGGTGGTTCGACCGAACGGCGCAACGGCCATTCAGATGGACGTGCCCCGTGCTGTCAGTCTTACCTCCGCGGCCAATATGTCCGGTGTTAACTTCACCATCTCCGGCTTCGATATCTACGGACAGGCGATGACGCAGACGCTCGCGGGACCGAATGCGAATACGGTTACCACGACCAAAGCGTTCTGGCAGGTTACGCAGGTCGCAGCCAGCGGTGCGGTCGGCACCAACACCAGCGTAGGCACTTCCGATGTGCTTGGGATTCCAGTTGCCGTTACCGATGCGGGCTACCTCGACCGAGTTGGTTGGAAGGGCGTTCTGGCTGCTGATGCCGGTACTTTCGTAGCGGCTGATGCAACGAGTCCGGCTACGGTATCCACCGGGGATGTCCGGGGAACGTACAAGCCTTCCGATGCGACGAACGGGGCTAAGCGTCTGGTTCTCGGCATTCTCCTGCCATCGGCGGCAGTGGGGCCGGGAGCTACACGAGTCGGGGCGCTTGGAGTAACGCAAGTTTGAGAGGTGTTCGGGGGACGCTCCTGGTCCCCCACTTTTCTCGGGAGGATCCATGAGACCGATCAGAGTCACCGGGGTAACGGGTAACTCTAACCCTGTACCCCTCGACGTGTATTCGGAAGGTCTAACGATGATAGACTTGCAGGGAGGGACCGGAGCTGTTCAGATTACTCTGGATAGTCCCTACGATATCGCCTCAGCCAGCCTTACCTGGAAGTCTGCACCGACCAAGGATGCGACTACCGGTCTGTATACGATCCCGCAGGGGGTAAGGGCCGTCCGGGGGACGGGCATGGCCCCGACGGATGTACTTGTGGTCTCGCAGCAGGGAATCAGATGAAAATCCGGACCTTGATTGCGGCGGCGGTAGCCGCGGTATTGGCTGGGCCTGCCTTCGGGCAGGCGTACAACCTCTTTCAACCTGCGAACGGGATTCTCAAGGGGCAGACCTCTACCTATGTGACGACGGCGGCAACCAGCACCGACGTCATCAGCCTATTCGGTACCTGCACGCCAACTCAATACCTGCGTGCGAACGGTACTTGCGGGCCGGGAGGTAGCGGGGTATCGAGTGTCGGTCTGACAATGCCGTCGGGCTTTACGGTAACGGGATCTCCAATAACGACTGCCGGTACCTTTGCCGTTACCACTTCTCTGAATGGTTTGCTTAAGGGAAACGGATCGGGTTTCACGACCGCGTTATCAAGCGACGTTATCAGTCTGTTTACCGGCTGCTCGGGTACGCAGTACCTTGGAGCCGACGGTGCATGTCATACGGCGAGTGGTGGAGGAGGTAGCGTAGCGCCGCCTCTGAACGCAGTACAATATAATAGTGCGAGTGCGTTCGCCGGTTCATCAAGCTTTACCTACAACGGCAATACGCTGAATCTGATCGGTGCAAGTGGCATCCCTCCCCTGAAGCTCAATGCAGGCTCGACTACCGATACTCCACTGGATATTATCGGTACTACGTCTGGTGGATCGATCATCAAGCTCGATCCCAATAATAGCGATACTCTCTCCACAGGTTATCTAGGGATAACTGGATGTTCGTCTTGCTACGTCATAGGGGCCGATTCTAAAGCTCTCTTCCTCCGTGGTCAGGGTGGGTTCTACGTTGCTGCGGGTAACGGTAGTCCCTATATGGGGATGGATACTCAGGGGCATTGGAATGTAGCCGTCTCCTCTGGTACTGGTCCTACTATGAATGTAGTAGGCACCAATTCCGGGTCTTCTCCAGGTATTGCTATTACAGGGGGTGTAGCGGGTCTTTCTCTCGCCAGTACGGGGTCAATAGTAGGAACCTCTGATTTCGCTATCTATCAGGATTCCGTTGGTGGTGCCAATATCTCGAATCGCTTTTCATCTCAGCCTATTAATTTTCTCACTGGCGGATCTACCAAGGCGTCGATTCTTAGTGGAATGACGGTAGGCTCACCTACCGGCGGGGATAAGGGAGTAGGGTCACTCAATGCTCAAACTCTTTATATTCAGGGAGTCGCAGTAAGTACCAGCACTTCTCCCGGTGGTGCAGCGAATTCAATTCAGTATAATAATGCAGGTTCGTTCGGGGGTTCCGCCAATTTCACCTTTACCGGCGCCAATACCCTCACCCTCGGGGATGCGACTAACGGCGCATTGATAGGTGCCCCGGCCGTGCCGGCGACCACCGGCAGCGGGCAACAGTTGACGGTGCAAGCGGGCCCCGGCGGCACCTCCACCGGCGGCGGTGGGGCGCTCAATTTGAAAGGCGGCGCCACCACCGGGGGAGGGGGCGGCGGCATCAATCTCACGGGCGGCGCCGCCGGCTCGGGCTTTTCGGGCGGCGCCATCGCGATCACCGCGGGTGCCGCCGCCGGCATCGGCACGGCGAGCGCGGTCACTATCACCGGGGGCGCCGCGGGGACCACCGCAAACGGTGGCCCGGTGGCTCTCGTGGGTGGCGCGGCCGGCAGCAGCAGTGGCACAACGGCCGGCGGCATCACTCTCACCGGCGCCACCCCCGTGGGCACCAATCAAAGCGGTGGCGCGGTTACCATTCAAGCGGGCGGCCACACCGGCTCAGGTACCGGCGGTGCGATCCAATTCAATACCGATGGCGCCAATAATCGAATGGGGATCACCGGCCCCGGGGCGCTCACCCTGGGCGGCTCCTCATCAACTTTTGCTAATCAAACCATCGTCGCCAATGCCTCGGGCCAACCCACCTGGACAAGCTACGGCGCCATTCTGACCCATAAGCCCAACGACACCTCACGCAACACCACCTCCAATGTGGATGACACCGATTTGGTGTGGCTCTCGTTGCCCGCGGGGCAATACGCGCTTGATTGTGCGTTGGAGTGGACCAACAGCGGCAGCGGCGGCATAACAGTCCAGGTGCATAGCTCCGCCACTCTGGGGGTGAGCGGATTTCTGGGCTCTTTCGTCGATGCCACCACCTCCCAATTCAAAGTCCTCTACCCCAACTCCATTTGGACCCCCACCACCGCCTCGGGCACTTTTCCAGTCATCACCATTCGCGGCGCCATTCAACTCAACAGTAGCGGCGGGGAAATCTCCATTGCCTGGGCGCCCGCGACCGCTAATGCCACCGTGCTCAATAACTCAAGTTGGTGCATGCTCACGCGAATGTCGTGAACCGTAATCAAAACCTTTAGGAGAGTAACGTGAAAGGCTTCAGAGACACGACGAAGATGATGACCGGCCACAACTTCGCTCGTGGCGGGCATACGATGCAGGCACACTTCCCGCAGATCCGGTCCGCGCAGGGCAGGGGGGCGGGTCCGGGCCGTATCAAGGGGCTCACAGATCACGGAGATCCGAATGACGGAAGGCAAGCCGGTCACGCAGCCGTGCACAGGGAGATTCCGTCGAGTGAAACGGAGGCTCAGCACGGGGGCAAGGGTCCGTTGATGCCTGGCTATGGCAAGGGCGGAAAGGCAAAGCACTTCCACGTTCACAAGCATTACCATACCGGTGGTAAGGTTACGACCAAGAGTCGGTCCTATACCAAGGCGGAACGCGCTGCTGAGATGCAGGCTGAAAACCGCTTCTCCAACCCACGCAGTGCGGGAGGCTTCGGAGCGGGTACGACAGGAGGCTCGCGACCGAAGATCAAAGGGGGTGGTCGGATGTGCAAGGCCGACGGCGGTGACGTTACCTCGGCGGCGGATACGTGGGGTGGCAGGATGACCGATCGGGATCTGGATTTGCTCCGGAAGTCCGCTCCCTCCAATTCCGATACCCCGTCTCAGATCCAAAGGAAGTCGGGCAGGTTGACGAACAAGGATCTCGATCTGGCAAGGAAGGCAATCCCGCAGGCGGATCCGGGTCCGCTCCGCGAGCGTTACGGAGCGATCAGAGTCAAGGGTGGCGGGAGGATCACGAGGCCGAAGTTCAACGCCGGCGGCGCGCTCTACAAGAAGGGTGGCCACTCCAAGGAAATGAGCAAACATTTGAATGCCAAGGCTCCGCGCGGGCACAAGGGCCTCGGGACGATGATCCGCCGAGGAGGCTGAAGTGGTTGCGGCATTCTCAGGCAAGGTCTCGACAACGTCATTCACGATAGGTGATATGATTGACCGTGCGTTTGGACGTTGCAAGGTCGCCCCGCAGCAGGTAACGGACGAATATATTGCCATCGCCCGACAGATGCTCTACCTTCACCTGTCAACCCTCGGAAACGAGGGGGTACCCCTCTGGTGTAAGAAGCGCGAGATCTATCCAATCTACGAGGCAGTTATCCAGGTACCGTTGAATCCGGGAGTCATCGATATTCTCGGGGCGAACCTGCGCACGTCTACCAGGATAACCGGAGTGCCGACAACCTCGGAGGGGGATCCGCTTGCCGCCTTCGACTCAAATCTCAAGACGGCTTGTACGCAGACTCTCCCCGAAGGATGGATTCAATTCCAGACATCGGGTCCGACCAATCCACCGATCTACGGATTCATGCCGAACGTCTCGGCAGTCTGGGATTTCGTAATCCAGGGATCGAACGATGGTCTCTTCTGGGAGAATATCTACGTAGGGGATCAGGTAGAGATCGACGCAGGGGAGTGGTTCTGGACAGACGTAGAGGGGGTGCCGCAGACGGGATACTCGTTCTTCAGGCTTCAGGCGATGAACGATACGATCCTGGATGTCTGCGAGTTCGTGGTAGAGAACCGGCCTAGCGAGATCCCGGTTGCGAAGCTAAATATGGACGACTACGCGAATCTCCCCGATAAGTATTTCCTCGGTCGCCCAGTTCAGTTCTTCTACGACAAGTCAGTACCGAACCCCGAGATGTTCGTCTGGCCTGCTCCGCAGCTTCAGTTTACGTTTAATCAGTTTATCGTCGTAGTCAACCGGTATATCGAGGATGTCGGCGACGACCTGACTCTCGAAGTCGAGGTTCCGCAGCGCTGGAAGCTCGCGATAATGACCGAGCTTGCGCGCAACCTCGCAATGGAAATCCCAGAGGTCAAACCGGAAGTAATGGCGTTCCTCGGACCCGAAGCTGATATGCAGCTTAAGCGGGCCTGGGCGTCGGAATCCGATGGATCACCCACGTACCTTAAAGCCAATATTCGCTGTTACACGAGGTAGCTATGCCCCGGTTCATAGATCCTCGCGGTCATGCGACCTTCGGAATAGGGATCTGTGGGCGTTGTTCCCTTAAGCGCTGTCTTGATGACCTAATTCCGGACGCGAATTCCCCCGGCTTGATGGTCTGCGCTCCGTGGATCAAGGAGGGTTGTTGGGATGTACTCGACCCGTACCGGCTTCCGGCCCGGCAGACCGAGCAGATCAATCTGCCATTCGTACGACCCGACGAATCCCTCTACCCTGTTGCTGGACCCTCCTACGATACAACGGTCTGGTTGTCTACCGATGAGGGCGATCCTCTGGTTCTCTATCCTGGGGGTAATTGGGATTCTGGTACGTGGATACTTGCGACTATGAACGATAACTCGGTTGTGGAGCCTTAAAATGCCAGGCGTACAGATAAGTGAGCTTCCGAGTACAGAAGTCCTGAGCGAGGACGATGCCTTCCCGGTGCAACTGGTAGCTCGGAACAATGCGGGAGGCCCGGGCGTTACGCGCCGGATATCCGCTGCGGCCCTGGCGGCGGCGCTGGGAAATATGGGTCTGAACGGTCTCCTTCCTAATAACTATGTCAGCGCGGCGCTTCCAGCAGGACTCACGAGTGACCTCGATCCTCCGGGTTTTAGTGGTTCTACTAATCTCGTCAGGCTTACTTCTGCTGGTAATTTCTCTCTTGATGGTCTGGTGGCTCCCCCCGGGGGTTCACAGTTCGTCTTTCTAATGAACTGCAATACCGTCGGTACGATGACTATTATCGACGCAAGCGGTTCCGTCTCGGCAGGAGCCAACCAATTCCTTACTCAGGGGGGAGCTTCGATGACTTTCTTCCCGGGAGGGGGTATTATGGTCTGGTACGATCCGGTCTCTTTCAAATGGCGGGTACTCTAATGGCTGATACAACCATCTCTCAGCTTCCTCCGGCCTCGCTTCCTCTTGCTGGAAACGAGCTGCTCCCGCTTGATCAGAGCGGGGCTACAAAGCGGGCAACCGTCTCGGCTATCAAGGCGACTATCCCTCAACGGAGAGTCGTGGATCCCGGTGATATTCTTCAAGCGACGGATAACGGGGGTCACGTCTATTACCTTAACGCCGGGGTGCCTACGTTTGTTGAGATCCCGGCGAATGCCGACGTTCCAATGCCTATCGGAGCAGCTATCACCCTGGTAAATGATCCAGCAAGTGGTGCCTTGACGGTTAGTTCAGCTCTCGTTACTCTCCTGCAAATGGGTACGACGAACTCGGGGGACCGGACTCTTGCGGCGCAAGGGCAGGCTACTCTCCTGAAGATTGATACCGATACCTGGACGATAGTCGGAGCGGGCGTAACATGACATTCGACTCTCTTCAAGTCCAACTTCGGGCCTACCTCGAAAGGGGTACGGTCTCGGATGTTGGTGTTTTCGAGCAACTCCCGAATCTGATTAATCAGGCCGAGAGGGCAATCGCGAATCAATTCAAGATCCTCGGTTTTTTCCGGGCGGTGACTGCTACCCTTCAAGCCGGTCTCTCGGTCTACGATAAGCCAGGGAGCTGGAGGCAGACGATTTCGATGAACTACGGTCTTGGAGGGGTCAACGATCTAAAGACTATCTCCGGCAATCTCCTGACGACCGACGATGGGGATAATCTAGTCCTTGCCCCGGTAGGCGGCAGCAAGCGTACGCCGATCTATGCCCGGTCGCTCGAGTACTGTCAAGCGCATTGGCCGGATCAGACCAAGAGGGGGCAACCGAGGTTCTATGCCGAGTACGACTACTACCACTGGTTGATTGTTCCGACTCCGGATCTCGCGTATCCGTGGGCGATCAACTATTACCAGTTGCTGCCTTTGCTCGGGCCGACGAATCAAGCGAACTGGCTTACGGATATCCAGCCGAATATGCTGCTCTACAGGGCGTTGCTGGAATGCACTCCTTTCTTGAAGAACGACGAGCGCATTCAGGTCTGGCAGGGAATGTACGATAAGGAAGCTAACGGGATCAGCGTCCAAGATCTGCAAAAGACGGTTGATCGGGCTTCGGTGAGGAATACAGCATGACTACCTTCGACGATACCTTCGGAGGCGGGACGGTATACCCGTCGTCACCTCAATTCCTCGCTTTGGATCTCTCCGGAGACGTTACTCTCTCCTGGCCTACTGAGAGTTCCCCCTCCGGTGAAAACGTCGTTGCGGATATCATCGAGGTAGTTTCCGAAGCTCCGGGGCTCTCTATCTTCTTGCCAGACGCTACGGGAGCGTCGCAGGGGTATACGGCACTCTTCAATAACGTTGGAGCGAATTCGTTTACGGTCAAGGACTCCCTCGGGGGAACAATCATTACCGTCGGCTCCGGCGAGGTCTGGCAGACGTATCTGGCGGACAACACGTCCCCAGCAGGACTCTTCCGGGTTTTCCGTTATGGTGCGGGCGTCTCAAACGCCAATGCTCTCAGCCTTGCCGGGGCCGGCTTGAAGGCTATTACGACTACTCTGAACGAGTGCGTCGTCGTCAATGCCAAGAGCGCCTCCTACAATATCGTCAACGGCGACCGGGCTACTCTCATCGAACATACGGGAGGGAGCAGTCACGTATTCCTCCTGCCAGACCCGACCGTAGTGGGATCTGACTGGTTCTGTTATATCGTGAATGCCGGGACTGGCGTAGTCGCCGTAACGGCTTCAAGTAACCAAGTCAACGGAGTTGCCTCTATCAGTTTTAATCCCGGCGATTCCGCGATGCTGGTTACCGACGGGACGAACTTTGTTACCATCGGTCTCGGACAGAAGATCAATTCAGTATTCGACTTCGTTCAAATCGATGTCTCAGGAGCGGGCAACTACGTCCTCGCCGGGGCGAACCTCAATCGGATTGCCTACCGCTTCACCGGTGTATTGACCGGGGATCGGAATATCATCGTTCCGAATACCGTTCAGCAGTACTGGTGCGATAACGAGACGACAGGAGCGTTTAACCTTACTGTAAAGACAGCTGCCGGGACAGGTATTACCTTCCCTCAAGGCACGCACACGATCCTTTATTGCGACTCGTTGAACGTTATCAATGCGGAAACGGTTAATACAAACATTCCAATCGTCGCACAGGGGGATATCCTCTACGGTGCCTCGGCCGGGATGCTCGCGGCGCTGCCGAAGGATACCAACGTCTCGCGATATCTCTCGAACCAGGGAACGAGCAATAACCCGACGTGGTCGCAGGTGGATCTCGGAACCGGTGTTAGCGGGAATCTCCCGGTTGCAAATCTCGATGGGGGAACGGGAGCCAGTAATGCCAACTTCTGGCGAGGCGACGGTGTCTGGGCGCAGATCGACCTTGCAGCCGATATTACTGGTACGCTTCCAGTCGGGAATCTCCCCGGGGGTGGGTCCGATGCAGCTCACGTACTGAGAGGAGACGGCAGCTGGGCTCCCATCGACTCCGCAGCGACCGCCTCTGCCATAGTCGTCCGGACGGGCTCGGGGTATATCAACGCGACGTATTTCAACGGCTCCTCCCCTGTAGAGGGTGGTCCAGCAACTAACGTCATCTACGATAACGGTGACGGTTACTTCCGTAAGATGGCTTTGGCTACTCTCGAAGGCGAGATGAATGTCGGTGCCCTCGGGGGTCAGGTTACCAATGGTCAGATTCCCAGCGGTCTATCCCTTGCGAATCCGACTTTCACCGGGACTCCGGTCGCACCTACGCAGGCCGCTCACGATAACTCGACCAAGGTCGCGACGACGGCCTATGTCGATGCCGCCGTAGCTGGTGCGGGCAACGCCAACGTCTTTCCTGGCTTCCCGAATCCGGCTACGACCTTCATCAAGGGAGGGAGCATTTCAACCACGGCGAATGCCGGTTCAGTAGTAGTGAACTTTACCAGTCCCTTCCCCAATCACTGCTACTTCGTCATGCTAAACGTACTTACAGGAGGGGGAGGCGTCGGTGCGAACTTCGAGTGTTTTATGACCGCGATGAATGCCGGAGGATTTACGGCTGCATTGGCCTCGGGATCGAATCCCGCTATCAGTCTACAGTACGTCGCGTTTGGTGACTAATGGCTACTCCTCGTCCATTCATCCTGCGGTCGCAGCCCGGAGTCAAGAGGGACGGTACTCGTCTTGAGGGTAACAATTACTCCAACGGTCTCTGGACCCGTTTCTCGCCCCGGGGCCTGCCGCGCAAGATCGCGGGATACCAGGCAATGGATTCTAACCTTCCCGAGATCGTTAGGGGTATGGATTCGTTTACAATCGACAAGCAGAACTTTCTTCATCTCGGGAGCAAGAGTTTTCTGACGCAGGCTATAGTCAATAGCGACGGTACGCCGGGAGGTCTCAGCGACCGTACTCCGGTCGGATTTACTCCCGATGACAATAACCTCTGGCAGATTACAGCTATGCGGGACGTTGCGGGGGGAGTTACCTCCGTGGTAGCGCACGCGGGGCATAACCTGGACGATATCGCATCCAGCGATGCTCTCCCGGTCTACTACGGAGATGTGAATTCTAGCTCGCAGCTTATCGTCAGCTCCGCGGATCCGGTCAGCGGAGGTATTATGGCTCTCCCTCCTTTCCTGATAACCTACGGGTCGGGAGGGTACGTCGGGGCCTCTGGTGATGGTAGCGTTCCGGCTAATGCGCCGCCGGGAGGAATTACGGCGGGGGCTGCATTCGTTACAGCTCAGAAAGTCGTCTTTGGTCTCCCGATGCGTAATCAGGGAGGTCCGGCTGCACTGCTATGGAGTTTGGACTCTCTGGTGCAGATGACGTTCGACTCGGGTATTACGACGGGATTCCCATTCGACTTCTCGACGGTATCGGATGATATCTCGGTACTCTCCTCTCAGGGGATTATCGAGTTCGACAGCCTCTACTACTGGATGGGTGTAGATCGCTTTATGGTCTACAACGGCGTTGTGCGGGAGTTGCCGAATAATCTGAATATCGACTTCTTTTTCGATAACCTGAATTTCCAGTACCGGCAGAAGGCTTTTGCCTTCAAGGTACCGCGGTGGGGAGAGATCTGGTTCTGCGCTCCGCTATTCGGAGCGACTGAGTGCAACTGGGCCGTGATCTACAATACCCGGTTACAGACGTGGTATGATACGAAGCTTCCGGACGGCGGACGCTCGGCGGGGATCTTCGCGAAGGTCTACCAGCGTCCGTTTATGTGCGATGTCGATCCGACGGGTGCCGGTTTCTACACCCTGTGGCAGCATGAGACGGGGCTCGATAAGGTTAATTCCACCGGAGCGGTTCCGATCCGGGCGTATTATCAGACACAGGAGTTCTCTCCTGTTACCGCACAAGACAAGCCGGGAATGGATAAGGCATACCATATCGAAATAGTCGAGCCCGACTTCGTTCAGCTCGGTGATATGCAGCTTACGGTCGCGGCCCGGCAGAATGCCCGGACACCCCCGATTCTAACTCTGATTACCCCGTGGCCCGCTACGGCTACCAGCGAGGATAACCAGATCGTTAGAATGCGCGTCGAGGGTCGGTTGATGGCCTTTATCTTCGAGTCGAATACTCCAGGGGGAGACTTCTATAAGGGCGAGGTCGTTGCGCATCTTGAGGAGGCATCGGGGAGGATCACGAGATGATCGACCCTCGACCTATGAATAATCCGATGGAGTGGGCAGATCTCTCTACTCCTGAGCTTCTGCGTTTCGGGCAGATCCCGAAAATGGATGGAGCCTTCGATTGGGTTAATTGGGGCTTCACTATTATCCAGTTGCCTCGGGTAGCCTCCCGGCAACCTCCTGACCCCAGGTACTTCGCCGACTGGAAGGAATGGGCCATTCGGTTTAATCAGGCGGTGCTATCATGAGTATGTCACCCGCACAAATTCAACAGCTCCTTCGGGGTACTTCCCTGATTGGAGGAGGTCTCGGTAACTTGACTGGCAACGCCGGTGTCTCCGGGGTGGGGAATGCTGCTGGGGCGGGTGCGACCGGAGCGGGTCTCTATAGCAATCTCCAGAGGGGAGGAGCTCAGGGGGACATCGGGGCCGCAGCCGATGCCGCGAGTCTGGTCGGCAAGTATGGAAATAAGATCCCCGGCGTAAATATGAGCGCCGATACTACCAAGGGGATCAATACGGGAGCCGGTACGGCTCTCGACGCTCTCTCGATGTACCAAGGCATCAAGCAGGGAGGGGTAACGGGTTACGGTCAGGCTCTCGGGGCAGGGTTGCAGGGCGCTGGCAATCTACTGGGCAATACCGCTATGTCGGGAATCGGAGGTGAGATCCTTGCGCCTCTCGCCGTCTACAATGCGATCAAGAACTGGCAATCCGGTGCGACCGGGGCCGATGCACTCGGAGGGATGAGCGCCGGCGCGGCTATCGGTTCGATTGTCCCGGGAATTGGTACTCTGATCGGTGCTCTCGGAGGTCTCGGAGTCGGAGCCCTGTCCTCGGCCTTCGGAGGTGGCAAGAAGGATCCGGAGACTACCAAGCTGAGCAGCTACCTTCAGCAGTACAACAAGCCGGGTTACGGCTCGGCAATGGCGGCAGCGCTATCGCCGCAGCAGAACTTCCAGAACCTGGCCGGGATGTTCGATGCGAAGAACAATACCGCTGGACACTCTACCCCCCTTGAGCAGTACTACGGTCGCATGGGAGAGGGTGCATTCCTGAACGATGTCACCGGTCAGATCAATAATGCTATCAAGTCCGGTCAGGTCGGTAATAACCTCTCGGCACAGGATCTCTATTCTAAGGTCGTCAATCCTTACCTGCAATCCAAGAATATGGGAATCCAGGGTAACTGGGTAGACGCACACGGGAATAAGATGGGTAGCGCGATCCAGGACGACGTTACCAACATGATCTCTCAATGGCAGCGGGGGCAGATTACTCCCCAAACGGCTCTCGGGATCTCAGGTCAGAAGGATGCCGGAATTCAAGCGTATGGCGGGCAGTTGCCGCCTACCCCGGCTCAGACTCCAGCGCAGGCCCCTCCGGGGCAACAACCAGGTGCTCTCCCTACAACTCCTCAACCGGCTACTCCCCCGGCTACGGCCCCGAGGCCGATTCAGTTCGGGCAGAGCTACCAATTCGGTGCTAAGGGTGGATCTATGAGAAGCAGCAATTTTGGCAGTGCTCTGAATACTCTCGGTCGTCGCAAGAGGCTTCAGAAGGGAGGGGATCCTGGGGATCTCCAGAACTTTACTCCTGGGGGAGCCTATTACGATCCGCCTCCGCCCCCGGACCCGATTATCTATACCCCCCCTCCTGTAGACGTTGAGAATCCTGGTGGAGAGTCCGGGGTAAACCTGAATCTCCCGAATTTCGATCAGACGAGTTCGGGGAGTCAGGGCTCGGTAATGGATCAGCTCAAGAATCTTTGGACTCGGCTTTCCGGGCAGGGGCCGAAGGGGCTCTCTGATACTGCGAATATTCTCAAGGGTCTGGGGAATATCGCCGCTCCCTTTCTGTCTCATCCGAATACGAATCTGAAGGCCCCGATAGCTCCTCCTGGAATGACTCAAGGTGCTACGGCTCCCCCATCTCCGATTATGAATCGAACTCAGAATATGATGCCGTCGAATTTACCCGGGGGTGCAAGCCCGGGTGGTGGAACTGCCCCCGGCACAGCCTCTCCTCCCCCTGCGATGCAGCTTTCGGACTGGTATACCTACGGTCAACGACCGGAGGCGAGTTTCTTCAGCAATAACCAATTGCCGATGACTCAGATGACTGGTCTCGCGCCGAAGGCTCGGGGTGGTGCTCTCTCGCAGATGAGCGAGTTTAATTCGGATCACCAGAATTACGCTCAGGGACCGGGAAGTGGGACCGAGGACAAGATCCCGGCTCAGCTCTCGGACGGCGAATATGTGATGGATGCCGGAACGGTCTCGATGCTGGGAGATGGCTCGAACAAGGACGGAGCCGCGAAGCTCGATCAGTTGCGTGAGAACCTGCGCAAACACGTTGGCAGGAAGCTTGTCAAGGGAAAGCAGATGATGCAGGTTAAGCCTCCTGCGGATTACATCGGAAAGAAGGGGCAATAAGATGGCCGGTCTATCGGATTTCCTCTTTCAGGGAGCGCCGCCTACCCAGGTAACGAATACCGGGCAGACGACTACCAATGTCCCTTCCTGGTTGCAGCAGTATGCTCAAGGTATACTCTCGGAAGGTGCCGGATTAGCTTCCCAGCCTTACCCGACCTACGGTGGGCCTCGGGTAGCAGGGCTATCCGGCCCAACAACTCAGGCCGGGAGTATCGTCTCCGGATTACAGGGAGCTTATCAGCCGACGTTGAACTCGGCTATCAACCTTGCCCAGAGCTCATCGAATCCGGCTGGTATTAATAGCGCTTTGGGGATGATTCCCGGGGCGCAGAGTTATATTCAAGGTTCGACTGCTCCGACGCAGGCGATGATGAATCCGTATACAAATAACGTCATCAAGCAGGCAGAGGATCAGGCGACGAACTACTGGCAGAATACGCTCGCTCCGTCGATCAATAACCGGTTCACGGCTTCGGGGCAACCAGCCTCGTCGGCGAATACCCGGGCTCTCGGACAGAATGCCGCACAGATTAATCAGCAGATTCAGGATACATCGAAGGCCGCTCTCTCTCAGGCCTTTACGAATGCTCAGCAGTCGCAGTTAGGGGCCGGATCCGCTCTAGGCTCTCTTGCCCAGACTACGGGGGGTCTTGGCTACGAGGGCGGTATTCTCGGCATGCAGGGGGCGGGAGCACTCGGCTCACTTGCGAATACCGGACAGAACCTCGGACTGACCGGTGCGAACGCTCTGAATATGTACGGTCAGCAGGTGCAGCAGAACCAGCAGCAGAACCTCGATACGGCATACCAGAACTTCCTGAGTCAGCAGCAGTACCCGTATCAGCAACTCGGCTGGATGTCGAACTTGATGCAAGGGACCATCCCGGGCACGACCCCGGGAGGCGCGACGACGCAACAACAACAGGTTCCGTATAATCAGGGCTACGGCAGCACGCCGTGGAGTCTGATGAGTTCGGGACTCGGAACCCTCTTTCCCGTATAGGTGACCTATGTCAGCAGATCCACAAGAAGTCGCCGATGCGATCCACGACCAGCAGTCGGATCCCGATGTAATCCCTGCCGGTGCCACGCAACCGACGACGACTCCCCTCGCGCAAGAGTGGGGAGTCAAGATTCTGAAGAATGTCGATCGACACGAGGCTGATGCCGCCGATCTCAAGACTCAGATCGAGAACAATGCCGAGCGGGCTCGCAATGCGTTGATCCAGGCACAGCAGTACCTGACCGGTCACCACGAGCTGTTCGGACCACAACCGTCGGAGATAGCGGAGCGCGAAGCGGCCGCAATAACGGCTCCGAAGCCGGGTGCCGGAGTCTGGGGTGCGCCGTACGCCGACTTCAGTGCCTTGATGTCTACCCGAGCGGCGGACGAGGCTGAACGTCGGCAGGCCGAAAGACAGTACCTCGAAACCCAGGCTGGCCTTCCCTGGTTCGAGCAACAGCGGCAAATCTCCAAGGATGAACTCGAGGAACTCCAGAAGCGTCTGGATACCGAGCGCAAGGCGGATACCTCCCTTGGTCGCTCGGCGATGACGGCTCTCGGTCGGTGGCCCGGCAACGCGGCAATGACCAGTTGGGATCAATCACAGATAGGGAAGAAGATCCACGATGTGATGGGCCCGGCGTTCTTCAAGATCCCGGGGAATCCGATGAGTGGGCCTAGCGACGAGGCAATGAAGCGCATGAACTCGCAGCTTGGCCTTGAGAATGCGGAGGCCAAGGCAAAGTCCGGTATCGACGAAGGCCCTCCTACCCCTGAAGAGCTTTTTGCGAAGTCTCAGGCAAACGGCGTTCCGATGTCCCCTAACGGATTGCCAGATGTCTGGGCTCTCTCTACGCACAATCGGCAGAACTACCTCAAGGGTGCGTGGGATCGGGCCCATGCGCAGTTCGACAAGTACCCGGCGGCGATCACTAGTGCCGAGGTAGCCAAGAATGCGCTGCTCGAATTCAATACCCTGAATGCGATAACGCATACTGGACCGGAGCTTTCCCCGACACGTATCGGCGGTATCCACGGAAGCTCCCACGGGGTAGGTGCCGATCTCGGAGGAGAGGGGGGTATCAACATCAATCCTCCTTCCGTCGTCGCGAAGTTCAAGGAGAATATCATGACGATGGATAAGGACGCGGCTCGCGTCGTCTCACTCGTTATTCCTACCACGGGATTCGGTCGCGTCACGAACCGCGACTTGCAGCTGTTCCAGGCCGGTACTATCGGAACGGACAAGGGCCGGCTTACCAACGACCGTATATCTCAGGGCCTGCGCTTGCAGATTCAGAACGACGAGGACTACAGGGACTTTGCCCAGTCCTACTTCTCGAACCACTTAACCCTCGATGGTGCGCCCCTCGCGTGGCAGGAGTACTTGGACCATAACCCGATTTTCGATCCCAAATCCTTGCCTGCGGCTGCGACCCTTCAGCAGGTCAAGGAGTTTATCCACGGTGGGCACTTGCCAGAGCTCAACGGAAACCGGCAGGGCTGGAGAGAGTACTTCCAGGACCGGAACCTCGAAGCTTATCAGGGTGGTAAGGGAGCCAGATCCCCGGCTGCGATTGCCGCTGCGCCGCCCGCTCAGGTACCCTCCGCTGGTCCCGGATTCGACAATCCCCGGGATCGTACGATGGGGCCGGTGCCTCCTCCTACCCCTGCGGATAACGCTCTAGCCGTAGAGCCTCATGCGGCAGGCGGGCGCGTTGGTCTTCAGAAGGGAGGTCAACCAGAGGAGGAGTCCCGTGGTATGCAGGATCCCTTCCTGCAATCCCTCCTGAACGGACTGGCGATCAAGCTCTACGGTCACCCAATCGACGAAGAGAGCCCAGGGTCGAAATTCGCGGGTGAGATGATCGGAGGGGGGCTGACCGGTGCGGGAGCGTTGATGGCCCTCCGCAGACCACGAGCCGTCGGTGAGTTCGTACGGGAGCACCCACTAATCGCTTCGTCGGGCGCGGGGGCCGGAGCGGGCGCGATTGCCGGCCAGATGGGGGGCGGTGATCCTCTGAGCGGTGCCGCTTCGGGGGCTGTCTACGGTCCTATGGCCTCTATTGCAGCCCGGCACGGTTGGCAGGGAGGGGCACAGGCGCTCGACAAGCTCCGCGGCGACTTGGCGAACAAAGGCACCCGGGCAGCCGTCAATACGATGCTGAGGGATACCCAGAACGATCCCTCCAAGGCATTCGACGTGATGAATCGGGATGCGCAGTTGGGAGTACCGACTACGCTGGGAGAGGCGGCAGGCCCCCGGTCTACCACTCTGACGGCGAAGGTCATCGGGCGTGATACTCCACAGAGTGCCAACCTGGCCCAGAACGTCGAGGGACGGCAGACCGGAGCTCCCGGGCGTGTAGAGGAGCAGGTTAATCAAGCTCTGAAGCCGGACAACTACTTCGATAAGACCAAGGAACTTCGCGATGCTCTTTATGCGTCATCGAAGCCGCTGTTCGATTCTGCATTCAGCATGTTCCCTTCGGGTAGACTCCATTCTCCCGTTCTCGATCAGATCCTCTCTACTCCGGCCGGATCCAAGGCGGCAGCTACGGCCTATGAGAATATGCAGAACATGCGGATCCCGCTGCCCCCTCTGGTCGGAGGCAAGATGGGAAGTCCCTCCCTGCAATACTATGACGAAGTCGGCAAGGCTCTGGATCGACAGATTCTGCAACAGGAGGCGAGCAATCCACGTAGTGCCGACGTACTACGGAACCTGCGGGATCAGTACTACCACGAGCTGGATCAGGTAACGCAGGTAAATGGTCAATCACCGTATGCCTCGGCCCGGCAGCACTTCGGTGGCGAGCTTGCGATCAGCGATGCCTTGCGGGAGGGCCGTGAGCAGTTTACCGATATACATCCGGAGGCTCTCAAGGCTCGGATGGCGGCACTCGACTTCAGCGGACGCGACGCCTACCGTACCGGCGTAGCCGAGGCACTCTTCGATCAGATCAAGAACTCCGGTGCGAATCAGAACGTGGCCCGTACTCTTCTTGGCAATCCGGAGCTTCAGCAGAAGTTGCAGATGCTCTTCGACAATCCGAAGGATGCCCAGAAGTTCATCGAGGGACTCCAACGGGAAGCTGCGATCTTTCCCACGGGAGAGAGACTCTCTACCGCCCGGACGGAAGGGATGAAGAAGGCGACGAATCCTGACCCACTCGAGTTCATTCGGCAGAAGGCCCACCTCGGTATGAGCGACAAGACGGCGGGACAGGCAGCTGACGTGCTCGGTATCCAGTCGGTAGATCCGGACGCCAAGGAGAAGCTCGCCCGGTTGCAGGCCACGGCAGACCGTCTGCGAGCTCGGGCCGGCCATATGGATTTGTTGGGAATCGGGGCGGGTACCGGGATAGGGGTAGCTTCTACTCCGACTCCGACGGTGCAGGAGAACGGTCCATGAGCGAGTCATTCAGAAGGGCGGCTCGTATAACCATGCAGGGAGGCGGAGGGATCGACTACGCCGGTATTGCCAGCCGTATGTCGAATCCGCAGCCAAGCGCTCCTCTTCCTGAGGCCCCCCTGCCTGAGCAAAAGACCGTGCCAATGCCGGAGAAGGCTAACCCAACAGCCCCCGACTACGATTCGAGTATGAATGCCCTCCAGAAATGGGTGATGATGGATACTCCGGATCGGAACATGCATACCCTGCCTGGTCCTATCGTTCTGCCCTACGAGTGGAATACCCGGGATATCGCCGGGCGGCTGGCGGGAGCTTCGATCAAACAGGTCTACGGACAGGACGAGCTAGGTCACTCGACCTCGCTACTCGATCAGCTGCGTCGGCGCATCGAGGGAGGAAATCTGGAGAATCCGGAAGCTCAGGCCGGAGTACCTCAGGAGGATATCCAGAAGGCACGGGATCAGATGCGGGCCGAACACGGAGACCCCAGCAAGGAGGTAGGCCCTCTTGGTTGGCAGTTCATCAAGGGAATGCCTCACTTCTTCGCCGGGCTCTACGATACCGCAACCGATATTATGAGTCCCTCCGATGTAAGTGGCCGTCTGGCGGTAAACCCGAAAGACAAAGCGTACTACGAACAGGGCAAGCTCGCTAACTCCCCCCTGTTATCGTGGTCGAAGGACGCGGAAGATCGGATGGGAGAGCTGGAGCAGAAGGCTAAGAGCACCTATGCGATGTCTCCGGCAAAGACTCTCATGCAACACGGTGCCGAGGCGGTTCAACCCCTGCTGGGGGTTCCCGGGATAGGCGAAGAGGGGGCATTTGGCGAGACCCTCGCACAGCTCAAGGGAATGCTCAGTATCGCCAAGCCGGAGGATTGGGCTCGCATGAGTGCCGAGTTCTCTGGATTCGGAGGCGTAGGCAGCTGGTGGGATCAGAAGAAGCAGGAGCTACAAGATCTCGGACGCCAGTGGTATAAGGATCATCCGAAACCACCACAGCAGCAGGCACAAGAGCAGCATGCTGGGGGCGGAGTAGTCGGCTATGCCCGGGGCGGCGAGGCAGGCATTCTTGAAAGGCTGATGCAGGAATTCAAGGAGCTGTCCGAGAGCGCTTCGGATTATCAGGGGGAGATGTCCAAGCCGACGCGCGAGGATCTCTTTACCAAATCCCTCCAGGTACACGATACTGCCTCGCGCCCGAATCCGACGGCACGGGATCTCGGGGAGCTGAGGGAAAATATCAATGCCTACAAGGATGCTTCGTTGCCGTACCGCACCGGGCCGATCATGCCTCAGGTGCCGAGGCAGATGACTCCTGAGGAGCTTGCTCTGCTCAATCGGGTAAGGTATAGCCCCCCTTGGGATCTACCAGCTTCGTATCAGCCCGGCGGTAATCTAGTAAATCCAAGAGGTCAAGTCTCTCCTGAATACTTCGAGAGGTACGGTCTGCCCAGTCCGTACGGAAAGCTGCCCGCCGCTTCCCCTCGTCCCGATGTGGATCTGACGGGTATTTTCCCCCCGGATCTCGACGTAACCAAGACTCCCCCTGAAGGGGGGAAAGCCGCCGGGGGAGAGGTAGCCCACGAAATTAACCTAGGGAATATCCTGGATAACCTGCGGACCCGGTTGCCACGGTTCTCGATGTCGGAAGGTGGCGAGCCTCCGTCACCGAAGAGAGTCTCACGTCGTGGTTTCCTCGGAGCGCTCGGAGCGATGGGAGCCTCGGTTCCTCTCATTCTGAAGGAGCTGGAATCCGGACTCAGCAAGGCACCAGAAGCTGCCGAGGCGTCCCACGTGGCTGCACCAGCTGCCTCGCATCCGCCACCGATGCAGTTTACCCCCGAGCAGCACGCCGCTGCGAACGCAGAGCTGGCGGCAGAGAGAGGCGCTAGGTACTATACCCCTGAGACCTTGGCCGCTAACCGGGCTCTCATCGATAATCATCTCGTTCGGAGCCCGACGAGTCTGGAGATTCCGGAGAGCCAGGTTCTTCTGCATACGCGGGAGCACGGAGAGAGACTTGCCGACCAGGGGAGTTACTTCGGTAATCTCGAGGGGGATCTACCCAGTGACTTCATGCCGCAGATACATGAGACCACCCCACAGTTCGATCAGTTTATGGCTAGCCAGGGAATGGCCCACGATATCGAAAGGGGGGTATACCACTTCGATCCCGAACGTGCGCACAATATCGTAAACGAAGGCAGTATGCTGTATAAGGAGATAGATCAGAAGATTCACCCCTCGGAGTCCATCGCCGAAAAGTACGGTATCCATAGTGACGATGCCTTCGACTATAACGGTGGGTATACCAGCGCGGGAGCGGAACAGCTCTACGACGTAGCCCGGCCGGGACACGAGATGCATATTCCAGAGGATCCCCGGAGAGCACGATTCGATTTGATGAGTGCGATAAACCAGGCCCACGATCACGTATGGGATATCCACGGACGGAATGAGTACGACTTACCCGGAATGGGAAATGCTCGGGAAGCTTTAAAGGAGATCCCGGGCGGTGAGCGGGGCCTTCCCCTTCTCGACCAGATCGAAAGGATGTATGGAAATAATACCGTAATGGATAGCGAGTATAACAGAGGGAGGGGACTCGAGATCTGGCATAATCCGTATCCACATCCGGATGCGCCCCAGGCACTAGCGGAGTATGACCAATTCCTGGACCGTCTCTCTCGAGCCAACGGAGTGCCTCCGCCTGTTAGAGAGTATAGAATGATAGGACCAAATCAGATATATAACCTGCGTACGGAAACGCTTAGGTCCAGACCGACACCCGAAGTCGGTCCCGGAGAGAATCCCGAGGCAGTTCCCCCGGCCGAAGCCCCGCATGCGGAGACACCTCCCCCTGAGGAGGGTTTCCTTACAGGAATGGAGAACCTCGGCAAAGGTGTCGAGCTCAAGGCCCAGGAGATGGGTAAGGGCCTTGAAGACGAGATTAACCAACTCATCGATAAGATCAGCAAACTGAAGGACTAGGTTATGCCAAGCTCAACCCCGAAGCAGGCCCGGTTCATGGCAGCCGTCGCGCACGGTTGGGAGCCTTCGGATGTGAAGGCCCCGCCGATGAAGGTAGCGAAGGAATTTAACCAAGCCGACAAAGGAACGGATCGGCTCAGCGTCGCAATGCGCTACCGGCAGCGGAAGGCGGCAGGCGGAGCGCCAGATCAGGCTAAGGCCGATAACCAGCAGGCCCTCCAGGACCTTGTCGATAAGCTTGGTCCGGACGTTATCCAGAAGGTGGTCTCTCAGATGCGGGGCATGCAGGGGATGATGGGAGGCACGCAGGATTGGCAGATGCCTCAAGTCCAGACTCCTCGATATGCTCAGCGTCCAGTGCAGATGCCGAGTGCACAATCGCACCCGATGGCGATGCAGCCGTTCGCACCACCTCAACAAGTTTCGCCCCTAAGTGGGGCAACGCAAGGGTTCGCACGAGGTGGGCCGTTGATGCCCTCCGGTCCCGGGCAATTCAACATGGCCCCTCCACAACCGTCACCACTTGCGACTCTTATTGGAGATAAGTTCGCCGCTCAACACGCCGGCTACCCCGGGCCGCGCAAGCCGCGCATTCCGTTGCCGGGAGCCCTGCGCAATATCAACCAGCGCATGGGCCTCGGCATCGGGTCCGGGCATGGCAGGGGGAGAATAGCCGAGGGTGGACGCATCGGCTTCGCCCGTGGTGGTGAGTCTGGAGCGTTGGAGCGATTGTTGGAGTTCGTCCACGAGGCCGTAATGGCTCATGACGATCCGCGAGTTCTTTCAGGACAGATCCGGGAACCGATCCACCGGCTTACCTCCTTCCCTGAAGACTTGGCGAAGCAGCAGCTGGGGGATGTCTACAAGCACTACGGTCTGCCCTATGATCCGAAGGGGTTTAGCTTCCTGCCTGATCCACCGAAGCTCAACTACGTCGAGCAACGACCGCAGTCGGTAGACGATAGTGTATTGACGAACCCGAATACCTACGGATGGTACCTGATGAAGATGAGGGGTCCGGAGAGTCAGGTCAAGCCGCTTCTCGATAAGGTCAGGGAGCTAGGTGGGAATATGTCGCCCGAGATCTACGACCAAGCGGACTTCCGTTACCCCTCTAAAGAGGAGCACTTCAGAGGGGGTAAGGTTTAGTTGGCACAGGTGGCTCGTCAACGGGAAGTGGGGGGCCGTACTTCCATCGAGGGAGACGGCCAACCCCCAGCAAGTACTCGTCAAAGGCCCACTTATCGGTATACTCTACCCACTGCACGAGCCGGTAGGAGAGCTCAACCGAGTTGAATTGGATAAAGTCCTTGACCTCCTCCTTTGAGGCGAAGCGCGGCAGATCATCGCACTTGCGCATCGCAACGTCCCACTTATTCTCTACCTGGAAAGGAATCCAGATCGAGCAGACCACTCCGACGTTGTAGGGCAGTGAGAGTCTACAAGCCTTGCACTCCCACCGAGTAGATGTACCGCCATGCCCCTTGCACAGCGGGCCGGTTTTCCAAAAGTCATCAGGCAGGGGTTCCACGGACAACCTCCTTCGCTTCCTCCAACCCTCTTTCCCTCCCCCTGCGATGAGCTTCCTCCAGAAGCTTCTCAACCTCGCGTCTAGCTACCCAGTAGCCATCCGAGCTACGGACCATTCCATCCTTCGTCCAATCGTACAAGTCTGCTACCACGATCATTCTAGATCTCCCGCAGGTATATACCTACATGATCCAGCGCTTCCTGCACTGCCACTTGCCTCGCCTTACCTTCCAAGGCAAACGGTCCTCGCCACTCTCTCGGTTCCCCTCCCTTGATCCACCGGAAGTACCAACCATCAGCGCGCTGCTCTAATTCAAATATCATCGAGACCCCTCCCGTTTAGCCTACGTCCTAGATTATAGCTCTAGCTTAGCTACCCCGTAAAACCGCATACCGTGCCCGCTGCGGCCCGTTCGGCATTTTCCCGTACCCCCGTAGCGGGGTAGCGCCGTTCTCGGCGCTAGCGAGCTATGCGGCGGTTCGGCGGGGGGTAGCGGGGGCGGTTCTAGGCTCGTTTCGCGCCCCCGGTACGGGTACCCCTACTCTACCCCCTCCCTAGCCTATACGTAAACGCCCGAGCCCTAGAGTATAGCAGAGTCTGAGTTCTAGCTCTCGCCCTTTGTCATCAGTCTTTCGTACCGGGCGCGCAGTTCCCAAGCCTTGGCTAAGAGGCCGATATTGTGGGCGACTGTCTCCTCGCCATTCTCTTCCGGCCAGATCGACTTGTCGGTGACCGCCTCTAGCATTTCCTTAATGAAGAGACCGTACTCCCGAGCGGATGGCATCTTGCTCTTGAGGAGAGCTATGTCGATTAGGCTGATCCGTGGTCCGAGGATGATATGGCGTCCTCTGGAGTCCGTTGCTCTAGCCAGATCGACCAGTGCATTCTCGAGTTCAACTTCTATCTCACTCATGACTTACCTCCCATCATCAGTATGCCGAGAGCGCGGGTGTCGCATGCGCCGTTCCGGGCCCACGTCAGTACGGCCTTCTTTTCAACCTCGGTCGTTTTCATATCCTCCAATGCTGCGTAGTGGTGCCCGTCGAGGAAGTAGATCAGCACGTAGGCTTGGAGGACGAGGATCACCCGGCCACCGGCCTCGATCTCGTCACGGATCCAGTCCTTCTGTGATTTACGCAGGCCATGCTTATTCCCCGAGAAGGCATACTCTCCAACAGGGAATGGATTGCATTTAAGTTCCATACCCCCTGTGAATCCGTTGAGGGTATAGTGCACATCGGGAAACCCCGGAGCCGTATCCGGGGATTCGATTCTTGTGGCGTGGGTTCCCACGGGCATCCTTGCCCGCAGGAAGTCCCAAAGCCCAGCTTCGGGGCGTGCCACGTTACCCTGCCGAGACGGTCAGAGCTTCCGCAGCGTCTCTGTTGCGGGTGATACGGTTTTGGCCGGAGAGGAAGATCTCGCGGGCCAGCTTCAGTTGCTCGGCCTTCAGGAACTTGCCCGCGATATTCGCAAGCTCTGCGGCGACCTTGATCTCGATGGAACCTTCGAGCAAGGTATCGTAGAGAGCGCTCATATCGGACTGGATATCGTCGAGATTCTTGACAGGTGTTAGTTGCCTAGCGTTCATTTGCTTGTTTCCTTTGTCTGATTAATCGTTTCAGTTTCAGTATCGCACGTTTAGCTTCGATCATCTCCTTCGTTATCTTCACGGGGGCTTTTTGGAAATCGTGCCGTCTTAGGTACGCTCGAACATACCCGTCGGCCAGGGCGGTTCTCTGAGCCTTTGTATAGATATTGTTTCTGGCTTTATAGACTTTGGCTCTTTCAGAATTTCTCTTCCACCATGCTTTGGACTTCTCCGGGTGTCTCTGTCTATACCTTTGATCTCTTAGTCTTTTCGGCATTGGGACGTGGGGACGCCCCGGATGAGTCCGTCGGTATTGGGCTCGCCGCTGCCTCTTAACCTCCTCTATATTCTTTCTATACCTGGAGATGGCTCTCTCATTTACCAGTTTACGGTTTCGAGTCCGGTAGGCTTTGGCGTATTCGACCCGTTTCTGGCGATTATTCCAGTAGTACTCCCGGGCATTCTGGGCGAGGATTCTTCTGTTCTTCTGTCGGTAGGCCAGTCTGCTTTCAGCGCATCTTTCCCAGCTAGTCCTCTGAAACTTTCGGACTCTCTCGGGATTCTTCTGCCGGTACTCCTTGTGATACTTTCTGATCCTGTCCCTATTAGCCCAGTACCACTTACGCCTCTTGATCCTGACCAGCTCCCGATTTCGAGCAAACCAGCCCTTCATATATCCACGTTTTCTCTCTAGGTTCCGCGGCATAGAGGTAAGAGGCGCGCTCGGAGGGAGTTGAACCCGTCGTTTCCCCGAAGTAACTCGGGTTGATCTACCGTTGATCTACGAGCGCGCGTCGGGCTACGCGAGCCCGAGTACCTTGCGGGCCTGCTTCAGGGACTGCGATCCCTTCTTCCAGAGCCAGCGTCCTTCCGGCCGGTCGATATCGGAAGCGCGCAGCTTGACCCGGGCCGACTGAGCCGCGATCTCAGCCTCTTCGGCGAGCATTGCGACGGAGACGTAGCCATCGGGCACTTCCTGCGGTCCACGGCCTGCGCCGTTGCTGGATTCCTTCTTGGACGTCTTCTCCTGCTTGGACGATGATGCCTTGACGACCTTCTTGATTGGCTTTGCCATTGTACTTTCCTCTGAGGTTGACGATGATCGGGCTTTGAGTTTGCCCTTGAGATTGTCGATTCGCTTTTGCAAGTTTTCTGCCACGTTGCCTCCTGATCCTATACTTGTCGATTATCAGATCCGCGACTCTCTTCTTCGATCTAACCGCTGCGTATACTATCTCATCGACCGTGTCGTTTGCAAGTAGGAAGGTGTACTTGCCGAAGTTCTTATCATAGTTGAGTATACGGAACCTACTCTGCTCAAAGTTAATGTAGGAGTAGTCAAGGCTATAGAAGATCACGGTATCTGCCTTGCTCATATCTACTGCCATACCCGACTGGACCTGCATGCATATCGCATCGCTATTGAACTTGCCGTCGTACGGCATGCCGCCCCGCACAATAGCTGTGTCGTAGCCTTGAGAGGTAAGCCACCCCGCGACTTTCTCCAGTTCGTGAATAAAGCGGCAGATAACTATGAACTTGCCCTTTATATCACGAATCTGCTCCTTCAGCAAGTCGAGCTTGCCCGGCCCCTCGATTTCGTGGATAACCTTTCCCTCAATCGGCTTCCCCCTCTTTGAGTAGATCCCCTTCCAGTACTTCTCTATAAAGTGACCTCCCGCAATCTGCTGGAGCTTGGCCACGCAGGAAAGAACATTCTTGACTTTGATCTTCTTCCTGTTGACGACCGCCTCAAGCTCCTCTTGGAGAGCATCGTAAATCCCCCGTGCAACTGGGTTAAGATCAAAGTACCTTTTTCTGACCCGAAGAACCAATGCACCTTTGCCACCCTCCCGTTTGGCCTCCTTAAGGGTGATTCGGAATTGATACCGATTGAAAATTTCGCTGAACTGCTCTTCATTGCGATAACCGACGACCTGGTGATTTCTAAAACCACCGTATCGTAGGTACGTAGACTCGAATCCCGGAATGAGACTTCCATCGAGACCCCCCTCCCAATGATCGTCCCACGGGCCAAGTATCGAGGGATCCAGATAATTACATTGGGCCCACGCATCTTGAATTCCTTGGGAAAGCGGCGTCCCGGTTAGTGCCAAACGGTACTTGGACTTCTTCGCTACGGTGCGGATTACGGTGCTCCGAGTAGAGCCCCGATTCTTAATGAAGTGGGACTCGTCCACTATCATAAAGAACCCCCGGTGCTCGTTCCTCCACTTATACCACCGCTTCTTATTGAGCGTTAGACCTTCGTAGTGAACGAGGGTGTACTCGGTGATTTTCTCCTTCTTCAGTTCCTTCCGCCATACCGGAAGGGCTACCTTCGGGCAGACGATTAGCAGGGGGATATCGAGCCCGAAGTGCTTGTAGCAGCGTAGGGACACTACGGTCTTGCCAGTACGCATCTCAAGCGTAAGGAGGAAGCCACCCCCGCCCGTGAGGGCGGAGATGGCCTCGCTCAGTGCTCGCTCTTGGTAGCCCCGAAGTCTCACGCAGGCTCGATCTGCGAGAGGGGAACTTCCAGATACTCGTCGCCCGCCTTATCCTCGACGGTAGCTTCGCCGTCCTCGATGTTCGTGATAGTTCCCTTGACGATGTTGCCCTCGCCGTCGTCGAACTTCACGCGGTCCCCTTCCTTGAACCGAGGCTTGGCACCTTTCTTCTTCTTGGGCGCGGGGCGCTCATCCTCTTCCTCCTCTTCTTCCTCCTCCTCGGAGTCATCGTCATCTTCTTCTTCCTCTTCCTCCTCCTCTTCCTCATCCTCGTCCTTGGCCGGACGCTTCTTGGAAGATGACTTCTTCTTGTTGCGGACCTTTGGCTCTTCCTCCTCTTCCTCTTCCTCCTCGGTCTCCTCCTCTTCCTCACCGGCTGAGCCGTAGCTGGTTACCTTCGGGCGCTGCTCACCCTCGTAGGTCTCGTTGGTGATGGTGACCTCGGCCTGCTCCCCGACCATCGCCTCGGCGTAGTCCGACGCCTCTACGTCATCCTCCTGCGCCTCGATCCCGAGAGCCTCCAAGCAGCCCCGGAGCTTCCACAGTGCCTGCGGGGTCAAGGAGATATTGTCGTAGACCGTGGCTCCCTTGCCTTTGCCGGAGAGGATCTTCCACTTCACCACGATCATCGGGTTGCCGCTGGACTTGGCCTCCTGCAACTCGGCCGAAGTCACCTCGGCTTGGTAAGTACCGTCCGGAACGGCTCGCCGCCCGGCCTCGACGCCGGAGAAGTTCACCATTACGACGTTGCCCTTACGGCCCGTAACTCTACCCTTCTTCTTCATTGCCATTTCACTTTCTCCTGATAACGACCTTCTTACGTGACGGGGATTCCCCCCGCTGGATTGCCAGAATCTTATCGTAGGTCGGATTTACGATAACTCCCGGTACGGGGCCAGCAGAAACCGGCCGCCGAATCTTAGCTCTATAGTATGCATGCGGCCCGACTCGCATGCAATACTGCATGTCAGAGGTCTTAGATTTTTTATCATATCGTTCCCGTATAAAGGTATTCCCTATAACCGAGACGGCACCATTCAGGAAGGATGCTACCGATTGCATCAGGTTAGCCCCTACGGCGGGGGCAAGCCTCTCGTCATCCTCGTCCTGGGGCTCTCTTATTCTTTCGTGCGCGAGGAAGAGGACGTTGTAGCCCTCGTTGTAGAGCTCACGGTAGTTGTAGACCATCTCCTGCATCATGCCAGACAGCTGCCCCCAAGCCCGCTGAGAGAACACCTCGCCAGGCTTCATGCGCTTCTCCTTCCTCAGCTTATCCATGCCGAGGGCCTGCGCCGCGGTGAGTTGGTCGAGCATGATCGACTTGTACTTGGTGCCGTTCTTCAGCTCCCAGAAGATGCTCTCCTCACCGTCGAGGTCGTTCCAATGGTTCACGAAGAGAACGTCGATCCCGGGGACATCGGCTATCGACTCAGCGCCCTTTTCCCGGATGTCTAGCAGGAGGAGTGGTTTTGGGAAGCTCGCGCCGAACACCGTCTTGCCCGTGCCGCTCTGTCCGTACGCCGCCATCGTTACGGGAGTCTCCACTTCTGATAATGTTTGGATCCGGCTTGCGATCCCCTTGGGTTTCTTGCTTGAACGTTTCAACATTTTCTTCATTTTCCGGTCCTTCCACGTAATCAAGGAATTGGATATCGGCCTTGCTGAAGTAGATCTCCTTCTCCGGGTTGTCGGATTGCATATCATAGACTGCAATCGACATATTGCCGGCCCGGGAGATTTTGAACTTCCGGAGTTCGGTGGTAGTGTCCCGGAAGATCCGGGCCAGCCAAGTTGCCCCTACTACTGGTACAGCCATGCTAGTGTCCTCTGGTGTGGTAATAGCCCTCTGGTCCCTTCTCGTGTTCGAGGATGATCTGGCAGATATCCGGATATCGAATCAGCACGAAGTGAAACTTCGAGAAGATATTCACTTCGAGGTCCGTTAGTTTCCGGCCCAAGTGCTTCTCGATCTTGTCCTTGACTGCGTTAGTCCGCGTCTGCTTGGTCACTTGGAACCTCCTCGACCTTATATTCACTCTTCCTGATGAACTTATGGTCTAGCCCCCGAAGCTCCGCGGAACAAAGCTTATAGTACTCACAGAAACAGCACTCCCGGCTAGGGCTCCTCGGGTAGACACCAAGACCGTGCATGATCTGAGAGGACTCGGTGAAGTCCTTGACTACGATCTCCGTCATAGCCTTACTCGGGGCGGGAAGGTATACCCTCTGGTAGAACCGGTCCCTCTGGCGTTTCTCAAGATCAGCCAAGAAGTTCTTGTAATGCTTCGGATCAGCCCTCCCTGCGATCAATGCCTTCGTGTAGGTATAAACATCCGTATCAATATTCTTAGCCTGTGAAAAGATGCCGCTCTTAAGCTTCTCTGGAATCGTCGGAGGCTTGGTCCGAATATAATCCCAGATAACACCGTCGATCTGATCACCTTTGGAGTGCTCCCTATTATAAGCCCAAACGTACATCAACTGCTGGTAATCGTTGAACCGTTGCTCGACTGTCGGGATATTCTTATGGCTCTTGTGGTCCATTACCCACATCCGGCCGTCCTTGAAGATACGCTTATCCAGATGCCCCTGGAATAGGATATCCCCTACGAGGGGTGTCGAGAGAAACTCCTCGGAGGCCAGGTACTCGATATTCGAGTCGTCCCAGTATCGGAGGTACCCTTGATAGACCCTCGCGATATCCTCCAGGAACGTTGGCCCGTAGATATCCTGCTCTTCCTGGAATAGAGTATGGTACCTCTCTTCGTACTTCGCCATAATCGTCTTGAAGCCGATCTTCCCTGTAGATACGGCCCGGGCGTCGAGGATCTCGTGGAGTATCGACCCTCGCAACAGAGGAGGGGGTGGAGCTACCTTTTGAAGATGCTGGATGTACTTGTACTCGTATTGCTTCGGGCATCTACGGTACGCCTTGACCATTGAGAAACCGGTGATAGGCATATTACGGATCCTTGTAGGTTACTCCCGCACCCCAATTACCGATCTCTATTTCAGAGTCCATTGGGACCGCGGTACGGATCTTAAACTCATCGAGTAGCTTCGGGTGTCGCATTATAGCACGAACTTGAGGCAAAACGCTATCGCGGAACTCACGACGGAAAATGAAGAGGATTGCGTCGTGGTGCTCCCCTACGATTCGGAGTTGATTACGAGGGATAGTCTCCTCGATCTCGATAAGTGCGGCCGCTTTCCAGTCGCCAATAGTGCC